CGGACGTACAGATAGTGAATTTTGGAAATACATTACAAGCGGCGCAATTGAAACAGAATTTTCAAAAATGATTCGAGAAATGTGTAAAACTAAAATGCCAACACTTTATGATTTTCCGTCGTATCCCGGAGCAGCAGGATGGCAATTGTGGAGCTATATATTAATACAAACTGGTCAACTTTCACCTGAAGTTTGTTCGAAATATCTAAACGATTTTAGTATAAATCAAGCACAGCAAGAACTTAAAGAATTACATGATAGAGTAGAAAGAATATATCGTGCTAATTATAGATTTGATCAGTTTACAGAAACTATTAAACAAGAAAATATATTATGGGAATATACAGGACAACTAGATTAAATATACGATAAATAATAATATCGAATGGAGAATATAGATGGCATCACCTATTGTTGATCGTATAAGGATAATTCCTAGAGCAAAAGAATTTTTAGATAGAGCTACAGGTTCTAGCGGTGAGGTATTTTTTAGTAAAGAAACAAATACTTTAAGAGTGTATAGTGGCAGAACTATAAACCGAGGCGGATTTGAAGTACTTACTGACGAATCGTTACCTAGAAATATTGCTGCAAAAGAGATAGCAACTGTAAAATATAATGTAACTATTACAGGCCCACAAGGTGGTGATTCCGGAAACAAGTATGTGCTAAACGGAGAGTATAAGCCCGCAATATCAATGGTAGTAGGTTACACTTATGTTTTTGATCAAACAGATCAAACAAATGTATATTTTCCAAATGTTGAAGGTGGTGAAAATAATCAACACCCGTTAAATTTTAGTTCAGACAACGCTAGTGGCGAACTCGGCGGCGGCACATCGTATTTAGAAAATGTAATATATATTCTAAACGGTGAAGAAGTAACACAAGCAGAATACTGGAGAGATTTTCAAAGATCTAAAACAAGACAAGTACAAATTACAGTAACAACGTCAACTCCTGAAACACTTTATTATTGGTGTCAAAATCATACACTTATGGGAAATACTATAACTGTGAGTATGCCAGGAACAGGCAGCGGCGCCGATGATAGCGGAGCAAATATTACAGTTAGTCCATCGCAACCATCTGAAGCTACAAATGGTACTTTATGGTTTGATAGTGATGATGAACTATTATATGTTTATGTAGAGTCAAGCGGATCGTTTGTAAGACCAAAACCAACTGAATTTTTTGATTTAGGAGTAACAGATGGCGATACTGGACAATTTTTACAAACTAACGGTAGCGGAGTAGTAACCTTTGTAGATCCTCCTAGCATACAATCCGGGACAGATTTAATACTCGGAGATCTCATTGCAAATACAATAGAAACAAGCTCATTAAAAAATACAGGAATAGGAAATGCTGAATTAGAAACAGCAGCAAGATTAACAATAAGTACAGGCGACGGTGTATCTATTACAGGCGGCCCTTTAAGATTGCCTAGTTTTAGTGATACAGATAGAGATGGTTTAATTTCAGCAAATGGAGATATGATATATAATACAACTTCTAATAAAATAGAAGCATATCAAAACGGAAACTGGATTGAATTAGATACAGGAAGCATAACATGAGCACCGAAAAAGAATATGTAGTAGTTGTAAAAAGAAATAATAATTTAGAAGAATTAGATACAGAATTATCCAGCTCAACCGGAAACGAATTTATACCTGAAAGATCAGTAGATGTTGCAAATTCTAGGCCGGGCTCCAAGAGAATGACTAACTGGCTATTAAGTGACGAAGAAGCTGAAAGATTAAAAAATGATCCAAGAGTAGAAGCAGTAGAAATACCGATAGATCAACAAGACGGTATAGATAAAATGCTTCATCTTACACAAGGATTTAACTTTGATAAAACTTCAGCAGTAGACAATACAAAGGCAAACTGGGGTCTTAGAAGATGTATTGATGATATAAATTCGTATTCTTCTGGAACTACTGCACCAGATGGATTTTATCCTTATGGGCTTGATGGAACTGATGTCGATGTAGTAATACAAGATACAGGTACTAGTGCCGATCACCCAGAATGGCAAAACATGCAAGGAGCCAGTAGATTTATAGAACTTGATTGGTATAGCGAAAGTGGATTACCTGGCACAATGCCTGCAGGACATTATACTGATTATCATGGACACGGAACACATTGCGCAGGAATTACCGCAGGCAAAACATATGGCTGGGCTAAAAATGCAAATATATATGCAGTAAAAGTTTCAGGATTAGAAGGTCCTTCGGATCCAAATGGAGGCATAAGCACAACCGACTGCTTTGATGTGATTCGATTATGGCACCTAGCAAAAACTAACGGACGTCCTACAGTAGTAAATATGAGTTGGGGATATGGTAGAACAATTACTACTACTGATCCAACTGGAGGAACATATCGAGGAACACCGTGGTCTTATACCGGTGAAACACAAAATCAGTTATGGCAAACGTATGGCATAGTCCCTCAACTAACCGGCGCAAGCGGCACATCTAGAAGAATTCCCATAAGATTAGCGCAAATTGATGCAGAGATTGAAGATATGATTGATGCAGGAATACATGTATGCATTGCATCAGGAAATCAATATTATAAAATAGATGTGCCTACAGGCCTTGATTACAACAACGAAGTAACTTTTAGTGGACTTACTACTCAGTATCATCAAGGATCTAGTCCATATAGCGAAGAAGCATTTATTGTAGGCAATGTAGATAGTACTACACAACAAGATGGTGTAGTATTTAGAGATAAAACAGCAGGTAGTAGTAATAAAGGACCTGGCACAAATTTCTGGGCACCAGGAACTGATATAATAAGTGCTTGTAGTGACACTAATGTATTTGGTTCAAGTGCAGGAGATTATTTTACTCCAGGGTATAAAATTGCAAACATCGGCGGTACAAGTATGGCATCTCCTCAAGTTGCTGGGTTAATTGCACTTCATTTACAAGTAGACCCTAATGCAACTCCGTTACAAATAAAAAATAAATTAATAGCTGAAAGTAAAGATGTATTATATTCTACAGGATTAGATTCAGATTATACAGCATACGAAACATCATTAATGGGCAGTCCTAATAGAATGATGTTTTCGAAATACGGAAAACAACCCTTATCGTTATCTGGTACTGTATCGCTTTCTACTACTATTCCGTTATATTATCTATCTCAAAATGTTACCAGCATCAACGAAGGCGGCACAGTAAGATACACCCTTACAACAGTAAATATAGACGAAGGAACAGACATTCCGTTTACACTTTCGGGAATTACAACTTCAGATATTAGTAATCTATATCAATGGCAAGAAAGATATGTTAGTAATACATACGAAGTAATTAGAACATTAACCGGTAGTAGTGCTCCTGGTCAACGATATAGATATCGATTACGTTGGAATACAACAATTGTAGGCGATTATAATTCAGATTCTGCCTTTTCTGAAAACGGATTACTTACTTCAACAGACGGAAATACATATAGATTAGGAGTGGAAGAGTCTGCTTCAGGACCTGATACAATATTTTCTATTATAAAGGTTAATGACACTACAGTAGATTTAAACGAAAATTTTTATGTAGGTTATAATAATAAATCAATTATTGAATTAGTAATTGCAGAAGATGCTGTTACAGAAGGTGCTGAAGAATTAACATTAAGTATAAATGGTACTAGTATTACATCAAATCCAATAACTATTAATGATACATCTTTAGATCCTACATATTCACTTGTAGCTTCTCCAACATCTGTTAATGAAGGAGGAACATTTAATGTTGATCTAACAACTACAAATATTCCAAACGGAACATCAATTCAATATACAATTACAGGTACAGGAATAACTGCTAATGATTTTACTTCTGGTAGTATATCAGGAAGCTTTATAGTTGTAGATAATACTTCTAATATTAGCTTTACATTAGCAGAGGACTTATCTACAGAGGGTACTGAAACAATTACACTAGCACTTAACAATGGCGGCGATAGCGTTAATATTACTATTATAGACACTAGTACAACTCCGATTGTTCCGACATATACAAGTCTTGCAGCAGATGTAGAAACAGCAAATGAAGGTGATACAATTACGTTTACTCTTAATACAAGTCAGATTGCTGATAGTACAACAGTTGGATACACAATTACAGGTGTATCGGTAGATGATATCAACTTAGTAAGTTTAACTGGTGTATTTACAATTGCAGGTAATACATCAACGTTAAGCTTAAATCTTGTAGAAGACTTAGACACAGAAGGTACTGAAACTCTTACAATAACATTAGACGCAACTGATAGTAACGGAAATGGAACAACTTCGTTATCAGACAATGTACTTATTGCAGATACAAGTACAGCACCGCCAACTTATAGTCTATCAAGTAGTGTTCCAGATGTAAACGAAGGCGATTCAATTGTTATTACCCTTACAACAACAGATGTAGCAGATGCTACTAGTATTCCATATACAATTACAGGTGTTGATGCATCTGATATAGATATAGCACTAACAGGATCGTTTACTATAACTTCGAATACAGATACACTTGCAATAAATATTGCAGCAGATGCTACTACGGAAGGTTCTGAATCCTTAACATTAACATTAGACGGGTTAGGCGAAGATGTAAGTGTTGTAATCAATGATACTAGTATTACAGGCTCTCCTACATATCTACTAAGCTCTGGATCAACAACTGTTAATGAAGGCGATAGTATAAGTATTTTACTTAATACAACAAACGTATCAAACGGAACAACTATTCCGTATACTATTACAGGTATAGATGCATCAGATTTATCAAGTGGATCCATAACAGGTAACTTTACTGTTAGCAGTAATTTTGCATCATTGAGTTTTACGTTTGATGAAGATATTACTACAGAAGGTTCTGAAGTTATGAACCTAGCATTAGATAATGGTGAAGACGACATCGATATTACAATTAATGATACAAGTACTACACCAGGCGGCGCAGCAGAATCTTACTCACTTATTGCAAGTTCAAGTTCTCTCCAGGAAGGTGAGAAAACAACGTTTACACTTACTACAACAAATGTAGCCGATGCAACTAGCGTACCATACACAATCTCAGGTGTTAATTCAAGTGACTTGAATACTGGTCCAAGAGCTAGCGGCGCTGTAGGAAATACTGTAGGATATGGTAGTAACTTCTTTACTAGAGAAGTTAGGACAGCAGGTGTTAGATTAGTTAGTGCAGGCACAGTAGGTGGACAAACAGCAGTGCCAGATGCATTTATCGAAAAAGTAGCACGTATGTTCCAATTGTTTACTGATAGCGCAGGCGCAGGTATTAACGCAGGCAAACAAAATCAATTCATCGAAACACTGCTAGGTAATACAACATCTTATCACTCACCGAAACCAACTATACAACGAATTGCAAGAGGCGCAGGTGGCGACTATACACCAAACTTCTTAGACGATGCAGGTATACGTAGTTGGGGATTAGAGCCATTGTTTGATGAAACAGTGCAAAACGATATGGTATGGTACTTAAACAGTAGTGGTACTCCTGGAACAGGTGACGAAGATGCACAAGAAGTGATTGAACACGTCTTCCATACACTACATATGCATGGTCTAGATGCAGCAACATTAAAAATGTATCCTAGCATAAGTTCAGACTGGGCAACAAGTGATTTGTATAACGCAATGGCAGAAGCATTTGATGCAGGCAAATGGGATCCATCAGGATATCAAAGTCCATCAAATGCCTGGAAGACAGACGGCGATGCGTTTGAAGTAGCAGTCAAAGAATACTTGTACTTGCTAAACTTCTGTATGTTTGATTATTCAACTTTATGGGACGGCAATAGTCTTGCTCCTGAGTGGACAGATGATATGCGCACGCCAGCAGGTATACTAGCAAACAATCCGTTAGGCTATGCGTTGTTTAATACGCATATAGCAGATGTAATTAGTAAGCCATCACTCACAACTATTAGAAGTATATTCCAAGATGGTGATGTAGGCGATCCAACAGTCGCAGGCGCATCGGGATATAGTGCAGATGCACCAATTTCATTAACTGGCAACTTTATAGTTAGTTCAAACACTGCTACACTTGAAATCAACACAGCAAAAGATGGAACCACTGATGGTGATAAAACACTAGCAATTGCACTAGACAACGGTGAATCATCAACAAACGTTAGTATTACAGATTCAAGCCAAGCTGTTGGTCCAACTTACTATGCTTATCCAGCAGCCCAATCTATCGACGAAGGTAGTGCTTTAACAGTAAATGTTGTAACAACAGACATAGCAAATGCAACTACACTATACTGGAGTGTTACAAATGCAAGTGATTTTAGCACTTCAAGTGGTAACTTTACAATTACCAGCAATGCAGGATCATTTAGTGTAACACCGACAGCAGATGAAGGAACTGAGGGTGCAGAAAACTTCCAAGTACAAATTAGAACAGGAAGTACTAGTGGTACAATTGTTTATACAACTAATCCAATTACAATTAACGATACAAGTTTAACACCAACGGCTGATTATACAATTAACGTTACAAACGTAGGCGCAGGAGCATACACAATGGTTGGTACAGATCAAAACGGTGCAGTAAATGGAAATAATGTAAGTTTAACATTTAGTCAAGGCGATCTTATTGAATTCTCTGTTAATGCACCGGGACATCCTTTCTTAATCAAGACTGTTCAAGGTACAGGTAGCAGTAATCAAGCCTCAGGTGTAACAAACGCAGGAGCCATCTCAGGAACTGTAACCTGGAATACAACTGGATTGACTACAGGAACATACTATTATCAATGTCAAGCTCACGATGCAATGCACGGTGTAATAACTATAAACTAATATTACAAATTTTTGCTATTTGTTTTCTAAGATCTACAATTTGTGATCTAGTATTATCCATTAATGACGGAGTTATTCTAGATCCAATTTTTTGTGTATGACCTGTGTCTACATATTCGACTAATTCTAAAAGACTTGCAATCTTTCTTTGTGCTTCAATTTTTTTGTCGTTTGATAGATCTTGCATATGAATTTCAAACAATTTTAGTTCGTCTTTGAAAAACTGTGATTCTGATAGTTTAGGTAACATTTATATTCCTACATTATTACTAGGGTAAACAATAAATTTATCATCATCGTATATACCGTTATTAACTTCAGTAATTGAACTATTATCTGTAAGTGCTTCTAAACACACTGGCCTTAAAGGTTCAACTTCGAATACAGATCCTTCTTCTAGTTTTGATTCAAATACTTTACCATTACTTGTATCTATCCATTTTACAGAAAAATTTCCTGATGCAACAAACCAAGTTTTATGTGTCTTTTTTTGAAAAAATATATCAGTTTTACTTCCTGATTGAAGGAACATCATATGTTTAGCACCATAGCCTTCTGCTTTTGCCCATACTGCTTCAAATCCCCAAGGATGTTTCTCTACATTATCACTCACCTGTGCATCTCCAAACTTATATTTCCTGAAATTGTAATTCTATAATCGTCTGATGTGAAAAATGGATACACATTATGTATCATTTCAGCAGGGAAAAGACAGATAGTATTATTCCATTCTTTATCTACAGGCAATGATTCCTGCAATATATTTCCTAAACTATTAGTAAATTGAAATTCAAAGTGTCCAGCTAATGCATTATTTGCTTTTTTACCTGGACTATTTTGTTTTTCGTCTTCTATACTATATGGTATTTTGTGCCATATCACAAATGAATATACGCCGTTGTGATTATGTGTAGGATTAAATTCATATTTTTTTTGATAATTTACCCACAAACTTTCTAAAGTAAGTGCAGGACTTTTATCAACTAATAATCTTGATCTATTTTTTAAATAAGTAAAATGATTTTCATATTCTTCTACAAGCGGCATTAAAATTTTATACATTTCTTCTTGACACTTTTTATCATCTCCTAAATCAAATTCTCTTTCAATTTGTCCTATAAGTTGATAATTTACCGGAGTAGAAGTATCAAAATTATCTTGTATATCTTTAATTCGTTGGGATATATGAGACAGCTCACTATCTTGTAGTTTGTGTAAAATATATCCTATATTTCTAAATTGTTTTGTTTCCATTGCGGTTCTCTAATAATAAATCTAAAACTTCAAATACTGTCTGTAGTTTTTTTTGATTGACTCTATTGTTTAGTGTATTTCTTACACCGTCGTGTAATGGTTTGGGCCACTTTGTAAAACTAACCCAAGCATATCCATCATGTTCAAAATTTAGTTTTGGAATAAATTCGTCTTGTACTATACAAATATATGTATGATAATGAAATAGCTCATCATTAGATATAAAAGTTTCTAATGGCATAGTTTTTACTATTTCTGGCAGAAATCCTATTTCTTCTTCAACTTCTCTACGAAGACCTTCCCAAGGTGTTTCCTTATCTTCATTAGTACCTCCGACTAATCCCCATAGATTTTTTCTTTTACCATTATTTCTGTGTAAAAAAAGAAATCTTCGAGTGTCAAGAGAGTAGAATAAAGCACCACTACAGATTATTTGTTTCATAATAATAATTAGCCATAAAGGTCAATGCGCCAGGTGCCAACTGGATAATCGCCTTCAACACTTATTAGCCATTCGCCATTACTAAACCTGTATTGTATTCCTGTATTTAAATTAGTAATATAAGTTATTTGATCTGTTTCGCTAGCATCAAAAATTATATTCCATTTTGTACCAGTCCATTCTATTATATCATTAGCACTTGCTACTAATTGACTATTGTCTACATTTTTCCACGCTATTGCTGATTCTAGTGCATCTTCTCCACCGATATCATCTAAAAGTAGTATCCTAGTACCCGGAGTTTTAATATCAGAAGGATTACGTCTACGTGGATCAATTATATAATCTATACTAGTACGATCGCCGATATCACTGGAAATAATGTCATCGTCAGGAAAACTATCAACATCCCAGTTTACTATTAGTATTGTTTCATCTAATTCATTTAATGCAATTGTTCCAGTAAGAACTGCATCAGTGTCTAAACTTGTTAGGAATATTCTGCTAACGCCACCGGTATAAGTTCCTGGTAAATTTTCTGTTACTGAACGCCAACTTGTTGTACCGATAGAACCTCTACCGTATAACTGTGCTTGATTTCCTCTTATGTATACACCGTATTGTCCATCATTAACATCAGCTGAATGTTTTGCAATTTGTGTTTCAGCTGTTTCGCCAAACTCGCCTGTGAATCTGCCCGATGTTGCAACATCATCCCATCTGTTTAAAGTTGCTTGATCATTTCCTAAATCAATAGTACCCTGAGTTTCGTCAAACATACTTGTAATAATATTAGTTATAGCACCTAAACGTTTTACTTTAGCCGGAGTGCTAATATAAATCGGAGTTGTAAATGTAAGTGTTGCTACATCAATTTCACTATCTACACCTACCGGAATGCTTCTATTTGTCCATTGTATGTTATCAAGATTTATAACAGTTAAACTTGTCCAGTCAACATAATTGTCAGTAGTTTGTATTTCAAGACTCGGCGTAAAAAATACTAAAATTTGTTCTAATATTTGTAATTTTTGATCTGTACTACTTGCCCAGATATCTGCATTAACTCGCAGCAAATAAGGCATAGGCATAAGTTTTTCTACAGTATAGTTTTTACCTTGATAGTTAAGATATTGATTATTGTCTTCATCATATGCACGTTCTACAATGTTTGTTTTTTTAATAAAACTAGGATCTTGTATTCTATCTCTTTCTAATTCTAAACCTGTAACATAAACACTCATTCGCGGCGCACTAGGCAATTTATTTTCGCTATTTTCTCTAATTATATTAGCCACTTGTCTAGTAAGATCGCCATACATTACTGGTATTTCTTTTAGTCCGCCTTTTCCGTCTTGCACAGAAAAATTACTTAGCATACGTATAATTTGACTAATATATCGTCTTACTTGTCCGTCATAAAAATATAGCATTAATTATCTGCCCTAGGTTTTAGTGCTTTAGATATACTTTGTCTTTCTTCGACAGTTTCTCCAGCAATCTCGCTACTATTAGTGTTATTTACAAATGAATGTCTTTGTGTTACTCGATCAAGAGTGTTAGTTAATGTCATTCTAACATTATCTTCAACTTTTATCCATTTATTTCCGTCATATCTAAATAATCTATTAGGTAAAAAGTCAGTACGCAAGAAATAGTCGCCGTCATAATTTACTCTAGGAAATTGTATTCCTGCACCATACGGAGCACCATTTGGAGTATTATTACCAACTAAGTATCCATTGTATGCACTTCTTTCAGGATTTGCAGAAATTTCGTCTGTTGTGTTAGTAATATTACTTGCATCTATATCTGTTTGATCTGCTGTTTCAAGATCAATTGTTCCATCTTCGTTATATGCCATGGTGTAAAAGTGCGTAGTATCATAGCCACTTAATGGTGCATCTGCTTCGGCTTGTTGCACTACTGCATTATTAATTTGCATTTCTTTTTCATATGTTGATAATACGTCTCTTAGTGTTGTATCGTTTGTTTCACTAACTGGTAAATCTAAAATTTCGGCATATTCTCTACCGTCGTATATTTGTTTTAATTTTAATCTATATAGGTGCGGATACCAAGTCTGTGAAAATCCTTCAGCAGCTCGAGTAATATCTTCGATAACATAAAAGCGTTTTAATGCAACATCATAATCGTTTAATGCATACTCATCTTTTAAATGTGGTAATTCTATAACATCTCCGCTTAAAGGTTTTCTACCTAAAGTTTTTACAATACTTCTAATATGTACAGTCATGAATAATGTATCATTACTTAAAAATAATCCAAATTGACTTAAATCAAAATCAATATCTTGAACATTATATATAGCTCTATGACTATATACATCTTTTTCGTATTTTCTATCTCTATTTTCTAAAAATAGCAAATCTTGTATATTAGTTTCATTTACAGCATCGTATTGCGGTTGCGCAGCCGTTGCTTCATCTTCTTCAGGATTTACTGGTCCTAAATATTTGTGTATATTAATATCAGTTCCGCCAATATGAAACATTTCTTCAATCTGACGATCGAGAAATTCATAATCATTGCCACGTTCTGGTTTGTATAGTGATAAGCGAGGGATAGCCGTTCTCCTATTGTTATACATATTTATCGTAACGAATAAATACTATTGGAGAACTTCATATGACACTAGCAACACAAAAACAAGAAATATTTGATTATGTAAACGCATTCCTCGGCGGCGGAATGGTCGATGTTGAATTAGACCCGATACATTATCAAACAGCGTTAACAAAGGCGCTAACAAGATATCGTATGCGCAGTGATTATAGTGTAGAAGAATCGTATATGTTTATGCCAACAGTAATAGATCAAAACGAATATATTTTACCTAATGAAGTAATGGAAGTTAGACAAATTTTTCGCAGATCAATAGGATCAAGATCCGGAGGCGGCGGAGGCGGCACACTGTTTGAACCATTTAATCTTGCTTATACAAACACTTATTTGTTATCAGGTTCTAAAATGGGCGGACTAGCAACATATGATATGTTTAGTCAGTATCAAGAACTAGTAGGCAGAATGTTTGGTAGTTTTATAGAATTCCAGTGGAATTCAACTACAAAGAAATTGACAATATTACAAAGGCCGCGCTCTGAAGAGGATCTTTTATTAATGGTATACAATTATCGTCCAGATGAAGAATTACTAAAAGATTACTTAGCTGTACAATGGATTAAAGATTATACTCTTGCAAGTTGTAAATATATGCTAGGCGAAGCACGTTCAAAGTTTGCTACTATTGCAGGTCCACAAGGTGGATCAACACTAAACGGTGACTCACTCAAAGCAGAGGCACAAACTGAGATGGATAAGCTAGAACAAGAAGTATCATTAGCTGTTGCCGGCGGCACAGGATATGGCTTCACTATAGGTTAAAGGTCGTTATCATGTATATGCAATTGTATTAGTGCATAATGTAAAACTTTCATTAAGTCCTTTCTTGCATCATCCTTAGAACCCTTTTTGCCGTAACGATTAGAATACTTGTCAACATTGCCCATACAAAAACCTGTACCATGACCTCGTTCAATAATTACTTCAGTTGACTGAAATTTATTAGTAGCATAATGACCTTGATATGTACTATCAATATATGCTTGAAACTCTTCAATAAGTGCTTTTTCATTAAACTTGTAATCAATCGACATGCCGTACTCCTATTAATGCCTTATCATTACAATAATAATAACATAAAGTAAGTTAAATGTCAACCTAAAAATCTGGAGTAAGATCTCCTTGTTTCCACATTGATCCTTCTTTTTGTAAAATACGTTGACAATTTGCACATATAGTTTTTAGGTTACTAGGTCTAGAATTTTCTAAATGTCCATCTATATGAAAAACATCAAATTGTTCTTGATACTTAGATTTAAATCCACACTTTTCACAATAATCTTTTTTAATATAGCCTGCAATTTGCCATCTCGGAAGACCGTGTCCAATACTTCCGTGCTTAACACATATCTCGCATTTTTTTCTATAGTATACTTTATTACCTTTACGGTAATTAATTGCTGCTGGTCTTTGCTTACAAATACATAATGGTCTCATAACTTTATTTATCGCACCTTTTTTGCCCCTTTTTTGTATGGTTTAATAGGTGAATTTAAAATAAATCTACTAAATACAATAAGAACACTACCCAATAGGAGAAAGAAAAAATGGCATTAACATCACCAGGTGTAGAAGTACAAGTCATAGACGAGAGTTTTTATACTCCGGCAGCTGCTGGTACTGTACCTATGATATTTGTAGCTTCTGCTGAAAATAAACTAAACGGCGGAGGCTCAGAGTTAGCAGCAGGAACACTAGCAGCAAATGCTGGAACACCATACTTAGTTACTTCACAAAGAGAATTAGTTGAATTATTTGGTACTCCAACATTTTATACTGATACTAACAATAATCCGATTCATGCAGGAGAACTAAATGAATACGGACTACAAACTGCATATTCGTTATTAGGAGTTACTAATCGTGTATATGTATGTAGAGCAGATCTTGATTTAGGAAAACTAACAGCAAGTGCAACTGCACCAGGAGGCGAACCAGCAGCAGGCGCATACTGGTTTGATGTACAATCTACAGACTTTGGAATTCAAGAATGGAATGGCGCAGCTATTAATTCAGCTGGCGGACAAAGTTTTAATACTATAATACCTATTGTTTTAACTCCAAATGATGTTAATAGAACAGTAGGCGAAAGTTTATCATCACCGGGAGCACCTAAAGCAAGTGTAGGTGCAATAGGCGATTATTGCATTGTAGCCATTACCACTATGAATAGAGCATACTATAAAAATAATAGCGGAACTTGGGTAGAAGTTGGGTCAGATGCATGGAAGTCTAGTCATTATACAGTAAGAGGGTCGTTGCAAAATCCAACAGTTACACCTAGTAATACAGTTATTATTGACGGCGCAGTAGCAATTACATTAAGTGGTGCATCGGCAGCATTAGCAGCAGTGGATATTAATGATGCAGGTATTTCAGGAGTATCGGCAGCAGTTGTAGATAGTGCATTAGAAATATATACAACAAACGACAGCTTAGTAATAGGCGCAGGAACAGCAAATGCAGAACTTGGGCTAGTAGCAGGCACTTATTATTCACCTAAAATTGCTGTTGCTGATCATACAAGTGTACCTGCATTTAAAGCAGTAGATGTTAACCCAAGACCAACTGGTTCAATTTGGTTTAAAACAACAGAACCAAATGGCGGTATTGATCTACGTATAAAAAATTATAACGCTGAAACTAATTTATGGGAAAGAATAACTGTTCCTGCTTTTCAAACTAGTTCAGCAGCACTATATGGATTAGACAGAGCAGGTGGCGGGTCAAATCTTGTAACAGGCGATCTTTATGCAAAAGTAAATATTGAAGAAGATACTAATCCGAAAGTTAACTTTAAATTTTATCGTAGAAATTCTAACGGTGCTACATCTATTAAAAGTCCTAAAATTACAACTGGATTAACAAATTTAGTTGCATATGACTTTGCAATTGCTGAAACAAAAACAAATTCAAATGTATTTGCTGCACCAGTAACTGTTAGTTTTACAGCAGCAGGCGCATCAGGTGATGCAGATACAATTGCAGGCGCAATTAACGCAGCAGGTTTAACAAATATTGTAGCAAGTGTTGATAGTCAAAATAGAATTGCTATTGAACATAAAACAGGTGGTGATTTTTATCTTTACGATATCGACGGGGCATTAGCTTTAACAGGATTTGCTGTATTTGAAGCAGGTAATACTGCAACTACATCAAACTTGTATAATGCACCAACACAAATTACTACAGACGCACCGACACTACTAGGTGAAGGCAGCGTTGCTAATGTATTTTTAGCTTCAAACTGGAAAGTATTAAACTATACTCCAGCAGTTGATGCACCATTAAGCTTAACAGCAGACGGTGAAGTTTGGTACAATTCAGTAGTAGACGAAGTTGATATGATGATACACGACGGTGCAAACTGGATAGGGTATTTAAATTATGATCACGGAAATGGTACTGGTGATACAGATCCAAATGGACCTATAGTGTCAGCTAGTGAACCTACTGAAAATTCACAATCAAATCCATTACAAGATGGCGATATTTGGATTGCAACTGGCGACATTGAAGAGTACGGAACTGTATACAAATATAACGAAGCGTTAAGTTCGTGGGTGTTAGTAGATAAAACAGATCAAACAACTGAAAATGGTATACTATTTGCAGACGCACGTTGGGGCGCAGCAGGATCAGAAAGTGATGCAGCAGAAATCACAGATTTATTAGAAAGTAACTATGTAGATCCTGATTGTCCAGATCCGGCACTATATCCAAAAGGTATGTTGCTATGGAACACACGTAGAAGCGGATTTAACGTTAAGCGTTTTGAGCGCAACTACATAGATACATCGGGTGATAACGAGCAATATACAGTTGATAGCGGCGATGAATTTGATGCTAATGGTACTGCACAATCAATGGATGCATATTATCCACACCGTTGGGTAACACTAAGTGGTAACAATGCAGACGGTTCGGGTACATTTGGTAGACTTGCACAACGTAAATCAGTTGTACAGTCATTGCAAGCAACTGTTAACGGTAACCAAGATATCCGCGACGAAGAAGCAAGAAGATTTAACTTAATGGCGTGTCCAGGATATCCGGAATTAATCGGAGAATTGATTACACTTAATTACGACAGACGCTTAACAGGATTTGTTGTAGGTGATTCCCCTGCAAGATTAACACCAGATGCAACATCTTTGAATAACTGGGCATCAAATGTTCGTTCGGCAGTAGAAGATAATGATAATGGTGCTGTGAGCTTTGATGAATATTTAGGTATGTATTATCCATGGGGATTCACAAGTGATAATAACGGTAATAACGTTGTTGTTCCACCGAGTCATATGGCTCTACGCACAATGATAATAAATGATCAGGTTGCTTATCCATGGTTTGCACCAGCTGGTACAAGACGTGGCGGAGTTACAAATGCAACAAGTTCAGGATATGTAAATTCTGAAGGAGAGTTTGTAAGTATTTCTCTTAATACAGGACAAAGAGATACATTATACGAAAATAATATTAATCCAATTACATTTATTAGTGGAGCAGGATTAGTTGTATTTGGTCAAAAAACTAGAGCAAGAAATGCAAGCGCTCTTGACAGAGTTAATGTAGCAAGATTGATTGTTTATATGAGAACACAGCTTGAACTATTAGCAAGACCTTACTTGTTTGAACCGAATGACAGAATCACAAGAGATCAAGTCAAATCAGCAGCTGATGCATTTTGTTTAGAATTAGTTAGCTTACGTGCATTGTATGATTTCATTACAGTATGTGATGATTCAAATAATACACCAGCTAGAATTGATCGTAACGAGCTTTGGTTAGATATAGCAATTGAACCAGTAAAAGCAATTGAATTTATTTACATTCCGTTGCGTATTAAAAACACAGGCGAAATTGCTGCATTAGGAGGTTAATAATTAGGCCCTAGGGCCTGATTACTAAAAAGAGCTAAATATATGTATCAAAGAGAGGATAAAATATGCCACTAACATCATTAAGAAATATTTCGGTTCCGATCGACGATGGCCAAAGAAACGGTACATTGTTAATGCCGAAATTGCAATACAGATTTCGAGTTGTATTACAAAATTTTGGTATTGACGGAGGACTACTAACTGAAGTAACAAAACAGGTTGTAGACGTTACTCGTCCAACAGTTAATTTCGAAACAATTACACTAGATGTGTATAACTCAAGATCATACCTAGCAGGTAAACATTCTTGGGATCCGATTACACTTACATTACGTGACGATGTAAATAATAATATAAGTAAAGTAACCGGACAACAGTTACAGAAACAATTTGACTTTTATGAACAAGCAAGTGCAGTTTCTGGAGCAAGTTATAAATTTGAAACAAAAATTCAAATATTAGACGGCGGCAACGGCGGAGACGCAACGTCTCCGACTGTATTAGAACAATGGAATCTAGTAGGTTGCTATTTAGAATCAGCTAATTATAATTCATTAGCATATAGTGCATCGACTGATCCAGTTACTGTTACATTAAGTATAAGATACGATAATGCAGTACAAACAGATCAAGACGGAACTACTAGAAATAATGGCGTAGGCGAACCTGTTAATAGACCAAGCGGTGACACATCAACAGGACCTGGAGTACTAGTTACAGGTAACCAGTCAGTTCAAGGTTAATTATTATATAGTGGCATAACTATAAAATAGAGAGCTTTTGCTCTCTATTTTTTTATGTGCGTATATAATTAATTATAATAAATACTTTATAAGGAGATTCATTGTGTCGTCAATTCTTTTACGAGATGCTCAGCATGCCCATAATTTATATACACAACAGAGGCTTGATTTTTCTCCGAAGGTTAAGTATCTATATCATTGCTATTTTGACCTAACACCTGAAGCAAGATTTAAGTCTCCTATTTCTTCTTTTAAAAATAATTTAATAAATGTATTAGTTAAAAGTTTAAATTTACCTTCATATACATCACAGATTTCTACGGTGCAACAGTATAATAGAAAAAAGAATATTCAAACACGAATAGACTACGAACCTGTAACTTTTACATTTCACGACGATATGGCAGGACACACAAAAGACTTATTAAAAGAATATTACAATTTTTATTATAGAGACGGTAAGAAAAATTCTGGATTTGATTATGATCCACTAGATAAGTTTGCAAACAGTGTTCCTAGCTACGGGTTAGATAATAACTTTAATACGCCCTTTTTTAAAGAAATTAAAATTTTTCAATTAGCAAAACAAGAATGGAATAGTTATACATTAATTAATCCAGTAGTGCAAAACTGGCAACATAGTGATTTAGATTATAGTGACGCCTCAGGTATTACTGAAAATCAATTAACAGTAATGTACGAATCGGTATTATATGATAGCGGATATGTAAATGATTTTGACACGCCAAAAGGATTTACTGCACCAGAAACTGGATACGATAATACACCTAGTCCTGTCAGTGATAAACTAGAACAATTTTATGCTAATCAACCTAGACCTTTTAGACACACATCAAATAATTTTGGTTATCCTACTAATCCATTATTAGGTAGAAATTCCAGCGGTGCTCCTACATTAGGAGCAATAATAGCTGATTCGGTATTGAGTACTGGCGGCATAAGTAATCTTAGATTTCCAGGTGCACCAGAAGCTGACCTTGTTATAAGAATTGCAAATACTGTTAGAGATGTAAATAACGATCCTAATGTACTTGCTGATAGAATATTAAACAATCCTGCTGCTTTAAATAGTTTGGTTAAAGTTGCTTTAGGCACAGGTTCATTTAGTGATTCGTATAATAGTAGAAATTTTCAACAGTATGACACGTTAGAAGGCGCAACTCAACAAGCAATACAAAAAGAAGTTATTGGAAAATTAGTAGGCGGCGATAGAAAAATTGTAAATCTAGCAAACGCAGTTGTAAATGCTATAAAATAGGAGAAATTTATTGTCACAGTTACCAAATACGTTAAGTCCAGACAGCGCCACAAAAGTTAAACGATTTTTTGACAAATTTTATCAACCAACAGCAGCATTTAGTGCAGCCGATATCGATGCAGTAATTGGTTATTTTTTGAAAAGAGGCTTTGAAGAAGTTAGTGCAACTTCAACTGCTAATACATTATTAGCACAAGCAAGAACTGATAAAATTTCTGTACAAAAACTATTAGACACTTTAGACGGCGTTAATGATGTACAACTTAATAATGTTATAGGACAAATACTTAATAACAGCAGAGATAAAACTAGTCAGTTAGGTTTTAAAACTAACATTGAAGGTTTGAGACTCGAGGCTAGAAATATTATTATCTAATGGGACGTTTTGCTCAAGGTAAATATAATCTAAAAAATCCACAAAAGTATGTAGGTACAAAAACACCTACATACAGATCAGGATGGGAATTTACATTTATGAAAATGTGTGACGATCATCCTGCTATATTACAATGGGCTAGTGAAGCAATACGTATACCTTATAGAAATCCACTTACCGGTAAGCAAACTATATATGTTCCAGATTTTTTTATAGTTTATTCAGACAAAGGCACGAAGCAGCGTGTAGAATTAATCGAAGTTAAACCTGCCAATCAAGCAATGCGAGAAAGATTAGGCAGAAGTAAACACAATCAAGCACATTATGTAATAAATCAAGCTAAATGGGAAGCTGCAAGAGCATGGTGTAAACAAAAAGGAATAATATTCCGTATTGTTACTGAAGATGATATTTTCCACAATGGTCGTAAAAGATAAATAATAGTAGCATATAATGGATAGGACCCATGACTAAAAAATTAGAAGACCTTTTAAACTTACCTGATTCTAAAGAAATTATAGATCAAGCAGAAGATCAAGAAAAAGAACAAAAGGCATACGAAATTGAACAAGCAGAAACTTTTAGAGACATAGCCGAGTTTGATAAAATTACTGCGGCGCTACCGAGTGTAAAAGGTCTAGGCGAAGCAGCTGACAAAGAACTTAATGAAGTAGCAGATAAAGCAATGCAAGCATATGAAGATCTAATGGATTTAGGCATGAATGTTGAAAGTCGTTACAGCGGTCGTGTATTTGAAGTTGCAGGCGGAATGCTTAAAACAGGATTAGATGCTAAAGTTGCAAAATTAGACAAAAAATTAAAAATGGTTGAACTACAACTTAAAAAAGAAAAAATGGATAAAGATAGTAATAAAAATGACGACTCTATCATTAACGGCGAAGGCTATGTAGTTACTGATAGAAATAGTCTTTTAGAACGACTTAAAGGCTTAGATAAAGATAAATAATACATAGACAACAGGATCAATGCGCAATGAGATCATTTACAGAAATACTTACCGAGTCTAAAAAGACTTATGAATTTAAAATAGGAGTTGCTGGAGACTGTCCAGACGACTGTGTAGATAATTTAGAAACTGCTCTAAAGAAATTTAGTGTGATAAACATGACATCGGGTAAAAAGACACCAATACAAGAACGTCCACTAGACTTCCCACAGTTACAAAATATGGAAGTTACATATTTTGAAGCAGAAGTTGAATATCCGACAACTAGTCAAGTACTACAAGAATATTTAGGTAAGTGTTGCGGCATTGACCAGGCATATATTATTGTACGCAATATGAATGATCCTAGAGAAGAATATCAAAAATCAAAAGACACTGCGCCTTATGAAACTATGTTAACTAAGGAAGACATGGGCGGCGAAACTGCACAAGAAGATGTTGCAGGAAGTCGTGTAATGAGTTTGTTAAAAGAATTAGAAACTGCTCGCAAAGAAAATGAACACAGCGGTGCTGAAGGTGCACCAGTTGGAGAGTCATCGGACATTGGCGATGTAGAAAATACTAAAGCAGTTGTAGGAGGCTGAAATTATGGATATGAAAAAAATATTAGAAAATATGGATTCGGCCGCAACAGGCGATAAGCCGTCAGTAGCAGGATCAAATGTTAACGATATGAAAACTATTTTAGAGTCAATTCAAGCAGTAGATGAATGTGGATCAATGGTTGATGAAGGACCTATGCCTGCAATGCCTGCACCAGAGATGGACAAAGACAATCCTGTAACAGTAAATGTTAACATGAATGCAAGTGGTAAAGAACATGTTGCTGATTTGTTAGACATGATGAAAAACGCAGGACTAGGTGCAGCAGAGCCAGTTAGTGCTAAAACACTTTCACCACGTATGGACATGGAACGTTTATCGGCAATGATGGGCGAGCCAGGCGACGAAGATACAGACGAAGCATACTCTCCAGGTGATGAAAACGCAGAAGGTATGGTAAGCAACTGTTGCAGTGCTCCTGTTCAAGATGAGCGTAATGGAACTGGCAGATGTAGTGCTTGCGGCGAAGGTTGTGAAGCTGTTGCAGAAGAAGCAGTTGAAGAAGGCGACTATGCTAACGAACCAGATGAGAAGTATGATGATCACGAAGTAATGATTAAAGATTTAAGTGGTGGCATCAACCGCGAAAAGAAATCATACAAAGCGGCACAACGTGGCGATAATGCAATGGCTGTTGAATCTATTAAAGCAACACTAATGGCAGCACTACAAGAGAAGAAAGCAAAGCCAGACTTCCTTGATGTTGACAAAGATGGTGACAAAAAAGAGCCAATGAAAAAAGCACTTAAAGACAAAGGTAGTAAGCCTAAAAAAGGTGAAGTACCTCCGCAATTTAAGAAAAAATAAACTACGGTGGGGTTACACCAAATAGGACCTTCGGGTCCTATTTTTTTGAGTAAATAACAGTATGGCAGCATCATTAGATGGCGTTCTTATTAAGAAAGCCAATAAGCAAGAAACATATACAAACGAGCAAGTTGAAGAACTGCTGAAGTGCATGGACCCTGACGAAGGATACTTACACTTTGCAAAACACTTTGCTTTTATTCAACACCCTGTAAAAGGTAAACTGTTGTTTGATCCGTATGAATACCAGTTGCGTCTAATGCACAGCTACCACAACTATCGCTTTAACATTAATATGATGCCTAGACAAACAGGCAAGACTACGTGTGCTAGTATCTATCTTGCTTGGTATGCAATGTTTAATCCAGATCAAACTATTCTTGTTGCTGCACACAAATACACAGGTGCGCAAGAGATTATGTCACGTATACGCTTTGTGTATGAAACATGTCCGGATCATATTAGAGCAGGTGTTACATCGTACAACAAACAATCAATTGAATTTGAAAACGGATCACGCATTGTAGCACAAACAACAACGGGCAACACAGGACGTGGTATGAGTATCTCGCTACTATACTGTGACGAGTTTGCATTTGTGCAACCAAACATTGCCGAAGAATTTTGGACTTCGATATCACCTACACTAGCAACAGGTGGTAGAGCTATTATTACAAGTACACCAAACTCAGACGAAGATACATTTGCTACTATTTGGAAACAAGCTGAAGACAAGTTTGATGCACACGGTAATGAACAAGAATTAGGGTCAAATGGCTTTCATAGTTTTGTTGCACAATGGGACGAACATCCTGATCGCGACGAAGCATGGAAAGTAGAAGAAGTTGGACGTATTGGTGAAGAAAAGTTCCGTCGTGAATACGGGTGTGAATTCCTAGTATTTGACGAAACACTAATTAATTCAATTAAACTTGCTGCTATGGAAGGCGGCAATCCTATACTTAATATGGGTCAAACACGTTGGTATAAAAAGCCAACCAGCCAATATACATATGCTGTTGCACTCGACCCTAGTATGGGCACAGGTGGTGACTATGCTGCAATACAAGTATTTGAATTACCTAGTTATGAACAAGTAGCAGAATGGCAACACAACCAAACTGCTATTCCCGGACAGATTAGAGTACTTGCAGACATATGCAAATACTTAGAACAAGAAACTAATAATACTCAAGGCATATACTGGAGTGTTGAAAATAATGGCATCGGCGAAGCGTGTTTAATTGTTATTAATGACTTTGGCGAAGAAAACATTCCAGGTTTATTTGTTAGTGAACCGATGCGTAAAGGACATGTTCGTAAATTCCGCAAAGGATTTAATACTACACACAGCACAAAAGTAACCGCTTGTAGTAGATTAAAAACAATGATAGAAAATGATAAAATGGTTATACATTCTAAACCATTTTTATCAGAACTTAAAGGGTTTGTTGCAACAGGATCGAGCTTTCAAGCTAAGTCTGGTATGACTGATGATTTAATTAGTGCTACACTTCTTGCTATACGAATGATGGCTGTACTCAAAGATTGGGATCCGCGAGTATATAATACGTTTACACAAGCAGAAGATTTAGAAGACTACGATCCGCCCATGCCTATCTTCGTTAGCTCAAACTATTAACCTAGTTGATAAATACAATATGAAAAACTTGAATACAATATCAGAAGACTTATTTAATAAAATTAGAGGAAGATTTCCTAATTTAACTATTGGCGACCAAAATGGTAATATTGTTACCGAGCCGGCAGCTGCAAGATTTTTTGATTTTGAGTATAAAGAAGACGGTACCTCGTTAGGTTCGATATCTATCTCGCTATCAGAAGACGACGGAATTAGTATTATATATTCAAGAGATTTTATTAATAATCAAGATAAAACAACTCAAAAAAATTGGTATAACTTTTTAAAAGAATTACGTGAATTTGCTAAAAAACGCTTACTAAATTTTGATGTGAGAGATATTAATAAAACAAATTTAACAAAAAGAGATTATAAATTTTTAGCAAATCGATCTGGGGATAATAACATGAACGAAACAAAGTTATATGGTACATCACGTATAAGCTACCAAAAAATAGGTGAAGCACGTATAATGATTAAGCATACCGAAAGTGTTAATCAAGAAAGTGCTACAGGACGCACACAAAAAATTGGTAAGATCTACATCGAATCATCCGATGGTGAAAGATTCCGTTATCCATTCAAACACCTAAGTGGTGCAAGAGCAATGGCTCGACATGTTAGCGAAGGCGGAAATGCCTATGATGATTTTGGTAAGCATATTGTAGGTTTATCAGAAGAGATGTCAAAACTACGTAAGTTTAAGAACTACATGGGTCGTTCAGCTGTAATGGCAGAAAGTCTAGCAGGGTACGTAGATGTTGTCAAAGAGCGTATTGCTACAGTTAAGAAAACAATTGAGTCACTTCAGAAACCAGCATACTATGCAGAAACTGTTGCAGCATTTGAAACACCAATGCTAGAAGATGTACCAGCAGACGTAAAAGAAAACTGGATTGATCAACTTACAATTAAACAATTTAATGAAGAACTAGCAGATGTATTTCCATACATTTATAAACTAGTAAGCGAAGCAACTCGAGCAGCAGAACTAGGGCCAGACGATTTAAATGAATTAGCCGGAAGAATGATAGGTGCACAGAAAAAATATACAAAAGCAGGTATGGCAGATCTAGCGCAAGCAGGTCGTGAAGGCGCAAGCGAAGAAGAAAAGGGTGCTATTAAAGACAAGTATATTAAAAAGAAAACAAAAGAAGAAATTGCACTTGAGCAAGGCTTTGAAGAAATGATGGGTCAGTTTGCTGAAACTAATGATGAAACAGAAGTACAAGAAGCGTATATTAACACAAGTAAAGATGCTGTTGAAGTATTAGGCGCACTACGTGGCAAAGGAAAAGCAATTGAACGTGGACAAGATGACGATCAAGGCAACTTAGCAAATCAGTACGTAAGTGATGTATGGGATGTGTATTCATTTATTGAAGCAAGAACAAATGGATTTAGCGGACTAGACAAAAATGCCAAAGCTGCAATTGACGCAATGATGAAACTACGTGGCGAAGCAAAGAAACTAGAAACTAAGCCAGGCTCAGGTAAAAATGCTCGCTTTGGTAATCAAATTGTAACTGTGTTGTATCCTGTAATGGAATATCTATATACAACAGATTTTGACAGAAACAAAAAAGAAGATGACACCGACGAAGGCAACGCATACGCACACGCTGTAAAGAAAGCCAAAATGAATGGCAAGAAAAAAGGCGATAAAATTGACGGTCCAGACGGCGACGAGATCACACTTGAAAAGGACGAAAAGACACCATTAGGCGAGTTTATACTATCATACTACGATAGAGAAACAGGTGAATTTCCAAAAGGCGAAACAGCAATACTTACTATGGTAGAAAAAGATTACGGTGAGCAGTTCATAGAACCTGCTAAGGCGTTTATTGAAAAAGTGAATACTCTATATGATGATCATCAAATGGAAGCACATCCTCAACAGATGGAAGGCTCGCAGTTTGATAAATTTAAAAATAATATTGTACTGTACGATCCAGACACTATGGAAGTAAAGAAAATGTATCCAATGATGCATATAAAACAAGCTTCAGCAGATGCTGAGAAACTTGGCTTAATAGCAACAGACGGTACACAATATATGCAGTTGAAAAAAGATAAAAAAGATATGGGTACTACGGATTTAGACAACCCAGGTCCAAAGTACGACAAAGCTCCTGAAGCACCAAAAAAATCAGGCACACTAGATAGAATTAAGAGTTTAGCCGGTTTAAGATAATGCAGAAAGTCTGGATCTTCGGAGACAGCTACGCTAATGATTCTTACAAAGCAACATATCCGTGGACTGCTCAACTTTCTCGAACTTATGATGTAAAAAATTATGCTATTGGGGGCACTGGCCCTGAATACATGATGCAGCTTTTTCGAGATGTAATACAAGATACAGAAGCTAACGAGTTAGAAAAAATTAATCTAATATTTTTCTTATCTGGTGATGAACGAAAAAACTTTAATTTTACTATGCAGCCCGAACATCAATCAATTATGATGAACGTAAATTTTGGCCGATATGATGATTTATATATAAGAAGGACAATTGCAAAATATAGATCTTACAAAAAATTCTTATATAACTTTTATAAAAGATACTATTTACATAATAATTTACAAGATTTTCGACAGTTACAATACGTAGGTATATTAAAAGAATACAGTGTGTTTTTTAAAAAAGTTTTAGCAGTAAATGTATTTGACGATCCGCAAGATAGTTTGTTATATAAAAAATTTGGTACTACAGTAACCGACACAGAAAAATTTACTTTTTGTAAAGGTCCTAAATTGTTTAGTGTAGAAGAAAATATTAACAAAGAATTACCCAATCATCTTAGTCTAATTAATCACGATCTATTATTTAAAGAAATGGTAAATTGGATAGATCATGATATATCTCCTAATATCAATAATTTAAAAAAAATCGCTTGACAAGATAAATAATATCGTGTAGTATATAAGAGTGCTATACATTTTAGGCACAAGAGCAATATTAGTTGTTCTAACATAGGCATAACATATAGGAGAAAAGGCACTATGGCATCATTAGCAGAAATTCGAGCAAAGCTCAAAGAACAAGAAGCCGGCGCAGGCGGTCAACGCACAGGCGGTGGCGACAACGCAATTTACCCATTTTGGAATATGGCAGAAGGCAATAGCGCAACAATGCGTTTCTTGCCAGATGGAAATGAATCTAACGATTTTTTCTGGGCAGAACGTTTAATGATTAAACTTCCATTTAGTGGAGTAAAAGGTGACACAAGTTCACGTCCAGTACAAGTACAAATTCCATGTATGGAAATGTATGGCGAAACATGTAATATTCTTAACGAAGTACGTGGCTGGTTTAAAGATCCTTCACTAGAAGACATGGGTCGTAAGTACTGGAAGAAACGTTCATACGTATTCCAAGGATTTGTTGTAGATGATCCATTAAAAGAAGATACTACACCAGAAAATCCAATTCGTCGATTTATTATTGGTCCACAAATTTTCCAAATTATCAAACAATCACTTTTAGATCCAGACATGGAAGAGTTGCCAACAGATTACACTGCTGGTATTGACTTCCGTCTTAACAAAGGATCAAAAGGTGGTTATGCAGACTACGGCACAAGTAACTGGGCACGGCGTGAGCGTCCGTTGAGTGACACTGAAATGAATGCAGTAAATACAAACGGATTGTTTAATCTTTCAGACTTCTTGCCTAAGAAGCCAGGCGATATTGAGCAAAAAGTAATGCATGAAATGTTTGAAGCGTCAGTAGACGGTGAAGCATACGATGCAGATCGTTGGAGTCAATATTTCCGTCCAGCAGGTATGCAAGCACGTACAGGTGATCCGCAACAAGCAGCAAGCCCGCAAGCTACAGCAACTAGCCAAAGCGCACCTGCTCCAACTCCAACACCAGTAGCTGAAACTACAACTGATACAGGTTGGCAAGAACCTGCTCCAGCAGCAGCTGAACCTGCAGGCGGAGCACAAGACATTCTTGCAATGATCCGATCACGTCAAGGTTAATAACACAACTAAAATAGATTGCATGTATAAAGTGCAATCTATATTGTATTTGGCTTTTTAGGAGATAATATGGCTAGTAAAACATTCGATCCAACGAAGTTCCGTAATTCGTTGACAAAATCTATTACGGGCATGAGTGCAGGCTTTAACGATCCTACTGACTGGATCTCAACAGGAAACTTTGCACTCAATTACTTGCTAAGTGGCGACTTTCAAAAAGGTATTCCACTAGGTAAAGTGTCAGTATTCGCAGGCGAATCTGGCGCAGGCAAGTCGTACATTGTATCAGGCAACATTGTACGTTATGCACAAGAGCAAGGCATTTTTGTTGTTCTTATTGACAGTGAAAACGCACTTGATGAAACTTGGCTACAAGCATTGCAAGTAGACACAGACGAAAGTAAACTTCTTAAACTAAACATGGCAATGATCGATGACGTTGCTAAAACTGTTAGTACGTTTATGGAAGACTACAAACAAATGGCCGAAGAAGATCGTCCAAAAGTATTGTTTGTAGTTGACTCGCTTGGTATGCTTATGTCACCAACTGAAATGGACCAGTTCCAAAAGGGTGATATGAAAGGTGACTTTGGTCGTAAGGCAAAAGCACTTAAAGCACTTGTAACTAACTGTGTTAACATGTTTGGTAGTTACAATGTAGGTATGTGCGTTACTAACCACACGTATGCATCACAAGATATGTTTGACCCAGATGACAAGATCTCAGGTGGTTCGGGCTTTGTATATGCATCAAGTATGGTTGTTGCTATGAAGAAACTTAAACTTAAAGTAGACGCAGACGGCAACAAAACATCACAAGTGCATGGTATTAGAGCAGCGTGTAAGGTAATGAAAACACGTTACAACAAACCCTTTGAAAGTGTACAAGTTGAG